CAACGTTCAGATATCAAAGCATATGAGTGGATGGAAAAAGAATATGGTATGAATATTGTTAAAGTAGATATGGTTGATGATTATTTATATCACTTAGATTGTTCTATTTTCCCAGTAACAAGTGAAGATACTATTGTATGTACTGATTTTTATGAAGAACATGAAATTAAAGAAATTGAAAAATATACAAATATTATTGATGTACCTGAAAATTTATTCTATTACGATTTAACAAACTGTGTTAGATATGGTAATATGGTTTTAGGAAGTACATTAATCCACGATTTGAAAAAAGATCATGAATGGTATGATGGAGAAAAAGGTAAAATTGATTTCATGGAAAAGATGTGTTATGAGCTTGGCCTTGAACCCGTATTTTTCAACATTAGTGAATATACTAAGAGCGGTGCTGCTTTAAGTTGTATGGTAATGCATTTGAATCGAGTAGATCAAAATAAAATTCTTCTATAAGTTATGGCTAAAACATTAGAAGATTGGTTAGGTAGTGACGTAAAAAAATTATTAAAGCTACCCACCGGAGATCTATCAAATACTTTCTTTTTTAGAGATCCACCACGTACAAATTTTATTAATAACGACTATTTCTTCTCTCCAGCTGATGGTACAATTTTATATCAAAAAGTTGTACATGATGCTAATGAGCCCATCGTTGAAATTAAAGGCGTTAATTACACATTAAAAGACGTTATGTGCGATCCAGAATATGATTCACCATCTCTGGTCATAGGAATTTTTATGTCGTTTTACGACATTCATATAAATAGAATCCCATATAGTGGAATACTAAAATACGAACCGATTGATAGTATTGAATCAACAAATAAACCAATGTTGGCTCTTGAGAAAGATATCTTAAATAAAGCTATCAATCCTAACAATATGGAGTATTTAAAGAATAATGAGAGAATGTTTAATGAAATTTACTCTCCATCTTTAGATTATACTTACTATCTTATTCAGATTGCTGATGAGGATGTAGATGTTATCGCTCCGTTTGTTAAACATCAAAACAGTTATGTGGGACAAAATGAACGTTTTAGTCTAATACGGTGGGGTAGTCAAGTTGACCTAGTATTACCGTTAGATAAGCGTTATACATTTGAAACACAACACCCTGATACCACGCACGTGGAAGCAGGTTTAGACACGTTAATTAAACTAATATACAATTAATTATGGCAAGTAATGATTACAACGATCCAGTGTTCGTAGAAAAAAGGAAGCCAAAGAATCCTATTCGTTTCAAAATTAATTTGAACGAAGAACAAAAAGAAGCAAAAGAAATAGTCTTACAAAATCCTATTACATTGTTAAGAGGAATGGCAGGATCGGGTAAGACATTATTAGCATGTCAAATTGCTTTAGATTTATTGTTTAAAAAGGACATTGAAAAAATAGTAATCACTAGACCTACTGTAGCAAGAGAAGAAATTGGTTTTCTTCCTGGTGATATTAAAGAAAAACTTGATCCATGGTTGTCTCCTATTTATGCTAATTTGTATCTTTTATATGATAAAGAAAAAATTGACAAATTAATAGCAGATGGAGTTATTGAGATTGTACCTTTTGCATTTATGAGAGGAAGAACATTCCCTAATTCTATGGTGATTGTAGACGAATGTCAGAATATTACCCACAGTCAAACAGAATTAGTATTAGGACGTTTAGGTAAAGGTGGTAAAATGGTATTCTGTGGTGACTTATCTCAAGTAGATTTAAAATCCAAGAAAGACTCAGGTATTGGATTCTTTAATAGATTAGAATCTAGTGTAAAAGGTGTAAAAGTTATTATATTGAAAACAAATCACCGACATGAAATTGTAGAATCTATTCTAAAAATATACGAAGAATATCGAGATTAAATTTCACCATATTTATAATAAAAAATATGGCTGATTTAAATCTAATAATTACTGAAAAAATCACCCTAGGAGGAGTAGATAAAACTTTATTATATACTCAAACTATTTCCGGGATAAATTATATAGATAATAGAACTTTAAATATTACAGGTAGTTCTACAACAACTTTATTCTCATTCTCTGACACTCCGGGTGCTGGCACTTTTGTAACTAGTAGTTTTAAATATGGAAGAATAACTAATAAATCAACAACATCACCAGTTAGATTATTGATTTCTTCTTCTGAAAATAGTATGGATTTTCTTATAAGTACAGGAAGTTCATTTTTATTAAACACTAGTAAAGTATCAGGTAGTGATTCTTCTACAAGTAATTTTATATTTAAAGATATAATATCAGTAAAAGCTCAGGCTTCAGGAAGTTCAGCGGATATTGAATATTTTATAGCTACTAATTAATTAATTTAATATGGCAAACGTATCTATTTGGCCCGGTTCAAGTTCCTTTTCTCCAGGAGAAACTCCTTTTGGGTTCTATGATTATGATATTCAATTTCAAGTTGATGCTGATAAAGTAGCTAAATTTTGTGCACAACGACTAGGTTACCCGTTAGTTGATGTAGAATTGCAAGATATTAACTTTTATACTGCATTTGAGCAAGCTATCACAATATATGGTAATGAATTATATGCTTTCACTTTAAGAGATAATATGTTATCTGTTGAAGGAGCGCCAACAAGTTCTAATTTAAATAATGCTTTAATAACACCTAATTTTTCTGGGATAATTCGATTATCACAACAATATGCTTCTGAAGCAGGAACTGGAGGTAATATAACATATTATACTGGGTCTCTTCCATTAACTGCGGGTAAACAAGAATATGATTTAGCCGATTGGGCCATATCACAAAGTATAACTGGTGGGATAGAAATCAAACAAGTATTTTATCAAGCACCACCCGCTGTCAGTCAATTATATTCTCCATATGGTGGGTTTGCTGGTTTAGGAGGAACACCTCCAGTAGGTGTTTACGGTTGGGGATTATATGGTGGTGGATATAATATTGGATATTTAATGATGCCTGTAGCTTTTGATATGGCTAATATACAAGCTATTGAAATGAGTAACCAGGTTCGTATATCAAATTATACATTTGAACTAGTAAATAATAAAATACGTGTATTCCCTGTACCTCATGAGGATAGTTATAGAACTCATTTATTATTTAAATATATAAAATTAGAAGACAGATATACTAACTCTTTAGACCAATCCGGTAATAAAGTAACAAATGCTTCTAATGCTAACTATACAAACCCAGTATATGCTCAAATTAATTCTATAGGTAGACAGTGGATATTTGATTATACCTTAGCTGTATGTAAAGAAATGTTAGCTTATGTTAGAGGTAAATATTCAAATGTTCCTATTCCTGATGCTAATGTCACACTAAATCAAGCTGATTTAATATCAGCAGCAACAGCTGAGAAAACAGCTTTAATTGAAAGACTAAGAGCATATTTTGATGAAATGTCTAAACAAAAATTATTAGAACGCAGATCATTAGAAGCTGATTATAGACAAAAAGAGTTATTGCAAGTACCATACACAATTTATATAGGATAATATGGCTTTATTTGGTGGTAGTAGAGATATAAATTTATTTACAACAATTAACAGAGAGTTAATAAGGGATATTATATCACAGCAAGTTGGTTATTATAAATTTAATATCCAAAAAACTGTTAGTAACATGTATGGTGAAGCTTATGAACAAAAATATTATAATGGTCCATTTTTAATAAACTGTCTATTATCAAAAGTAGAACAAAAATGGACATCAGATGATTTCGGCCCAAATGTAGATCATACTTTAACTTTACATTTCTTAAGAGAAGATTTAACTGATAACCAAATTTTTGTAGAAGTAGGTGATGTATTTACTTATGTTGGTAATTATTTTGAAATTGAAACTGTAGCAGATAATCAATTCTTATTAGGTAAAGATCCTGACCATGCTTATCAATCTGATTTAACTAATTTTGGTAAAAACTTTTCTATAACCGCAACCGCTCATTTGATACCATCAGATAAAGTAGGATTAACTAAAGAAAGAATGTAATGGCTGGCCGAGGAAGAAAACCAATACCTAAATCTCAAAAAGAGATATCTAAAGAGTTACAAACTCCTTATGAACTTGCTAATTTAGGCAATCCAAATAATGCAGGTCAACCTAATAGAGGAGATAAATTATCTTTCAGAGGAGATAATACTAAACCATTATCTATAGGAATTATAGATATTGATTCCTCAGTTAAATATTATATGGAAAATATAATTAAACCTTTTGTTACACAAAATGGTGATAGAATTGAAGTTCCTATAATATATGGTAATCCTGAAAAATGGAACGCAATGCAAAAAGGAGGATTTTATCGAGATAAGAATGGTAAAATAATGGCTCCTCTTATCACATTTAAACGTACTTCTATAGAAAAAAATAAAACTATAGGTAATAAATTAGATGCTAATCAACCCCACTTATATCAAACTTTAACTAAAAAATTTACATCTAAAAATGCTTATAGTAGTTTTGATATATTAAATAATAGAATTTCCATCAAAGAAAATTACGCTGTTGTTATACCAGATTATGTAAATGTATCTTATACTTGTACTATATTTACTTATTATGTAGAACAAATGAATAAAATTATTGAGGCGATGAATTACGCATCAGATTCATATTGGGGTGAACCAGATAAGTTTAAATTTAAAGCTAATATATTATCTTTTAATACTACAGTAGAATTAAATGAAGGAAGTGATAGAGCTGTTAAAACAAGCTTTGATGTTAAATTAAATGGTTATATCATACCAGATATAATACAAAAAGATACAACAGCTATAAAAAAATATAATTCAAAAGGACAAGTAATAGTTATAACAGAAACAACAGGTTCAATATAATGGAAAATAAAAAATTAACACAAGACGAGTTACAAGAAATTAGTTCTTTAAAACAAGAATTTGATTCATTAGTAGGAAATTTAGGATTGATTGAATTTCAAATACTAGAATTAGAACTTCAAAAATCTGAAATTAAAAAACAGATCATTGATATTAAAACAAAAGAAACAAACATATTAAATTCTCTAAATCAAAAATATGGAGACGGTTCTATTTCTTTAGAAACAGGAGAATTTATTTCAAAGTAGAAGGACTTTTGAGAGATTTCTCCATATTTATAACAAAATTAAAAAATTATGGCAGAAACTTTAATCTCCCCTGGGGTATTGGCTCGAGAAAATGACCAATCACAAGTAACTCAGGGACCAATATCAGTAGGCGCAGCTATTATAGGTCCAGCTGTAAAAGGACCTGTAGGTATTCCAACATTAGTAACATCATACAGTGATTACCAAAATAGATTTGGTACTACTTTTAATTCAGGTGGTGCTATTTATAGTTTTTTCACATCAATAGCGGCTTATAATTATTTTACTAACGGTGGTGAATCTTTATTAGTTACTCGTGTAGCCAGTGGTTCGTTTACACCAGCTTCATCTTCAATTATATCATCATCAACTACTGTTTTTACTTTAGAAACATTAAATGTAGGTATTGGAGCTAACAGTTCTGGTTCTGAATCATCTGGAGGTATTTTAGTATCTGGTTCTCAAGATAATATTAGATGGCAGATTGTTTCACCTGATACATCATCTGGTACTTTTACTTTATTAGTTAGAAGAGGTGATGACAATACTTCTACTCCAATAGTATTAGAAACATGGTCAAATTTATCATTAGACCCATTCGCTTCTAATTACATTGAAGCTGTGATTGGTAACCAAATTCAACAAGTAAGAAGTGATGGTACTACTTATTATGTACAAACTAGTGGTTCTTATGTTAATAAAAGTAGGTATATTCGTATTAAATCTGTAAACTTACCTACTCCAAACTATTTAAATTCTTTAGGAGGTATAAACTCAGCAAGTAATAATGTACCCTTTAGTTCTTATATACCTTTAACTGGATCAGGATCATTTAATGGAGCTGCAGGTAATATTATTATAGGTGGTTCGCAAAAATATTATGAAGCTATTCCTTCATCTACAACAGGAGATATTCAGGGTATTAGTGCTAATGATTATACTCAATCTATTGCTTTATTAAGTAACCAAGATGATTATAAGTATAATCTGTTGGTGGCTCCCGGTTTAAACAAAGACAACGCATCATCACAAATAACCTCAATTATTTCTAATTGCCAGAGTAGAGGAGATGCTATGGCGGTAATTGATGTAGCTACTTATAATGCTCAAATAGCAACAGTAACAAGTAATGCTTTAACTTATAATAATAGCTATGCTGCTACTTATTGGCCTTGGTTACAAACAATCGACCCAGATAGTGGAAAACAAGTTTGGGTACCAGCTTCAACAATGATCCCAGGAGTATATGCTTTTAATGATCGTGTTTCTGAGCCTTGGTTTGCACCAGCAGGTATCAATAGAGGAGGATTATCCACTGTAATTCAAGCTGAAAGAAAAATCCCACAAACTGATAGAGATACTTTATATTTAGCTAATGTTAACCCAATTGCAACATTCCCCGGAACAGGAGTAGTAGTATATGGTCAGAAAACATTACAAAAAGCAGCATCTGCTCTAGATCGAGTAAATGTAAGACGTTTGTTGATTGCTTTGAAGAGCTATATTACTCAAGTATCCTTGAATTTAGTATTCGAACAAAATACAGCAGCTACAAGAAATAACTTCTTATCACAAGTTAATCCATACTTGGAATCAGTACAACAACGTCAAGGTTTGTATGCTTTCAAAGTAGTAATGGATGATACAAACAATACTGCTGATGTAATTGACAGAAACCAATTAGTAGGACAGATTTATCTGCAACCAACTAAAACTGCTGAATTCATCTTGTTAGATTTCAACATTCTTCCAACAGGAGCTACCTTCGGATAATAAAAATTTAAAAATTGAATATTTATAATAAATAAAATATAAAAACATGGCAGTATTAGATCCAAACGAAATATTTTACACAGCTTTTGAACCAAAACAAGCTAATAGGTTCATCATGTATGTGGATGGCATTCCTAGCTATACAATCAAAGCTGTATCTGCTGTAACGTTTGAACAAGGTGAAGTAATTCTTAATCATATAAACATTTTACGTAAAATCAAAGGTAAAACTAAATGGAGTGATGTTACTTTAACTTTATTCGATCCGATTACACCATCCGGAGCTCAAGCAGTAATGGAATGGGTACGTCTTCATCATGAATCAGTAACAGGTCGTGACGGATACTCAGATTTCTACAAGAAAGACTTAACATTCAACGTATTAGGTCCTGTAGGTGATGTTGTATCTGAGTGGATATTTAAAGGTGCGTTTATTAAAAACGGTAACTTTGGTGAATATAACTGGGATACAGAAAATACAGCAGTTAATTTATCATTAACTTTAGGTATAGATTACGCAATCTTGAATTTCTAAATTAGAAATAAATTTCTTAAAAGAAAGCTCAACAGAAATGTTGAGCTTCTTTTTTCTTATATATTTATATACGATAACAAAGTTACAATAAATAAAAATTATGGAAAATAAGTTTAAGTTCCCTACAGAAACTATTGATTTACCTTCAAAAGGTTTACCTTACCCCGAATCTAGTCCTTTATCTAGCGGCAAAATTGAAATGAAATACATGACTGCTCGTGAGGAAGATATTCTTACTAATCAAAATTATATTCAAAGAGGAATAGTTATTGATAAATTATTACAATCATTAATTATTACAAAAATTGATTATAGTGAGTTATTAATAGGAGACAAAAACGCATTATTAATTGCTTCTCGTATTTTAGGTTATGGTAAAGATTATGAGTTTACTTATAAAGATGAAAAAGTTACAATTGATTTGAGTACTTTAGAACCTAAACCCCTTAAAGAAGAATTGTTTAAAAAAGGAAAAAATGAATTCAATTTTACATTTCCTAAAACAAGTACTAACATTACTTTTAAACTCTTAACTCATAAAGATGAACAAGCTATTACTCAAGAATTAAATGGCTTAAAGAAAATCAGTAAAGACAACAACCCAGAATTATCTACCAGAATAAAACATATGATTTTATCTGTTGAAGGTAGTTATGAGAAAAAAGATATTAGAGAATTTGTAGATAATTATTTATTAGCCACTGACTCTAGAGCATTTAGAGAATATATCAGAGAAGTTCAACCCGATATTAATTTAACTTTTGATTTTGATGGTCCTGATGGCTTTGAGGAGGGAGTCAATATCCCTATAGGGATTAACTTTCTTTGGCCTGAACTCTGAGTATAGATTTCATTTATTCACCATGATACATGAAATAGTTTTTCATGGAAAAGGTGGATATGATTATGATACTATATATAATATGCCTATTTGGCTTCGAACTTTTACATTTAATAAAATATTAGATTTTTATAAAAAAGAACAAGAAGAAGCTAAAGGAAAATCCCAACAACAAACATTAATTGGCGAAGACGGAAGAGTAAAAACACCAGAATTCGCACAAAAATCAAAGGGTGTAAAGTATAAATAACTTTACACCTTATAATATTTATAACAAACCTGTTTTAATGGCTGATAATAGTAAAAATATAAAACAAGAGAATACTGAATTTAGGGACCAACGTGATCTTTTAAGAGAGATTAACTCAGAATTAGGTAAAAAAGTTAATAATGTAAAGGATGCGTCCTCA